GTTTGACCGATTATGACCGACACACCCGCCCTTTTCCCCTTGCGTGTTAGATAAGCCTTGCTATACACTCGCCCCAAAAGGGCGCACTCCGCGCTCATTCTGAAAGGATAAAAAATGTCACACACCCTTATTGACTGCGAATACGCTTCAACCGAATATCACGACACCTGCCCCGAATGTGGCGAACTAACCGCCTGCGTCTGCCTTGCCTCCATTGTTTCAGAGTGGGAAATTAGCGCAACAGGTCAGACGGGCGCTTTTGCCTATCGTTACCAATACACACCGCTCAATTCCCTTGTGGCCTTTTTCGGGTATGCCGAAACCTACCGCGAGGCGATGGACTCAATCGCTCACTCTGTAAATTGTGAGGGGAAGCGATGAAAGCGGAGATGAGTGCGGTAAATCTAATCCAATGCCTAGCGGGGGAGATGTTCTGCCACCCTGCCGACGTAGTTCAAGCAATACAGGAGGACGAGGAGGTTCGCGCCCTAGTTCGTAGATACGGCAGGGGCGAGGTTTCTTACGAGGAGGTGAGAGAGGCGGTCAATGCGATCTGCTAGTGCTTGCTTTTCCCTCAAGGGTTAGTCTATCCTTGAGGGGAGGGGAGGAACTAGCCTCCAATACGAAAGGATAAGAAAGTGAAAGAAAAAAAGTATATAACCTGCGCCGACACCGCAAAACTATTGCGGGTGGCATTGAAAGCGCAATTCCCCGCCACTAAGTTTTCGGTTAGGTCTCACACCTATTCGGGGGGCGCTTCTATTGATGTGAGTTGGGTAGATGGTCCATTTATTAGTGATGTGGATAAAATTGCCAAGCGATATCAAGGCGCGACTTTTGATGGGTCAATAGACCTTAAGGAATATCACGACGGCCTTGTTTATTTTGAGGGAGATAACGAGCCGACACTAGTCCATTTTGGGGCGGATTTTGTATTTACTAACCGCGACCTTTCCCCCGCCTATATTGAACAACTATCTATCGAAGCGCAAAAGGTATTAAACGATAATGCCCACACATCGGGGCGTGTGTTTGCTTATGATGAGAAAATGACATTTTCGGGCGAATACCTAGCGACACCTTTCGGCGTGATGGATTACCCCCACGCATATGGCTCCAACATTGTTAGATGGCTTTCCCACCATATCCCCGCAGGGCAAAAGGTAGGTGCGTGATGTTTGAGGTGTCATTGAATTGGATCAACGGGTTAGGGCAGGTCATAACCTACGCCCTAATTATTGGTGGCGTGTTGTGGGTGCTGAGTAAGTGGGAGGTGGGCGAGTAATGACCTGTGAGTGCGAGTTAGAGAACGATTACCTAACCTTATGCGATGAGCATAAACAAGAACTAGAAAACCTAAAGAATAACCCGCCCTTATGGGCTATCAGAGCAAGGAGAGGCAAGTGAGCGCATTACAAGAATTAGACGAGGCTATGACTAGCCTCTGGTATCAAGCAGAGATCAGCGACCAAGCCAAGATGTATTGGAACGACCTAGTGGCAAAACTAAAGGAGGAGGAAAGCAAATGAAGGTGGAAAAACTACTAAAGGAACTAGAGGAATACAAAAACGATGAGGAGATTATCGTTCTGTATTTCGACAAGGTGGCAGTAACAGATCACCTTGAGCAAGAAATCACACCCGAACAATGGGCGAAAACTGTCGAAAAAGTGGAGGCTATTCCAATGGCAGAAATCCACGAAATCTTTGACACAATAACCGAACAAGCAGAGAAAGTTCTACGAGATGGGAGAACGAGTAATGCGTGAGTATGGGATACGCAAGACAGAAACCTACTACGTCCGAGCCAATTCTGAGGAGGAAGCAAGGGCGCTAGTGGATCAAATGGACAACTCCTATGCGTGGAGTGTCAATGTGGAGGCTATATGGGCAGGGGCAGAGGAGGAGAACGCCAATGCCTAAGTGTGGAGTGTGCGGTTGGTCTTTCTCTGGGTGGGCTATGACTAAGCACGCTGAGACACCCTGCGGTGAGGAAGATAGCAAGGCAGAGGCTAGACCTTATGCGCCTGAAATAGATGACATCATAAAACAACTAGAGGAGGAGGAAAGTAATGGCAACAATTACTAAAGTTTGGTTTTGTATAGACTGTGATACACAACTAACAGAGAGCGAAACCCACATACACGAGTGCGTGGGAGATGACATTCCGTTTATGATAAAAGGAGAAGATAATGACTAAGGAATACAGAGAATACCCTGACGGAGGGGTTTATTGGGCAAGGATAAAGTTAGATCAACAGGCAGACGGCGTGCTATTCACCTCGCCTGTTGATAACGCAACGCACCTAGTCAAGGGCGCAACGCTAGAAGTGATCAAAGGTCAATGGTGGAATAGCGATTTCTATAGCGGGATACTTGACGCAATAGCAGAAATGGGAGGGTGTCGTTGGGTGCTTGGTTACACAACTGACTATGAATACTACGAAGGGGAAGGCGAGCATTACCTAGAAGTAATGGAGAACGGCAGACAAATGGAGGAAGCGTTATGAACAAGGAATACTATCAAGCAAAGGCAGACCTATGCCGTGACCTTGCGGTCAAGCAGATGGTAGAGGGAGATAGCAAGGAGGCGGGTAAGAACCTTATCCGTATGGTCAATGCCTTGAACGAACTAAACCTAATCAACTACAAGGAGGAGAAGGCAAGTGAAACTGACTAATTTCTATGAGGTAATGGATCGCAAGGGAGATATTGCGTGGGGAGGGGCGAGCGTAACCGATGCGGTGGAGTGGTTTAGACGAGGCTTAGATAACTCTATCTTTATCTCAGTATGGAACGAGGAAGATATTGAGGAACCTGTTCTTGTTACCGACAAGATCGAAGTGACTGCCCTTGTGCTGGCTACGATTACGAGTGAGAGGTCACGATGATATTCTTGGCTACTATCTTTGTGTGCCTGATCGCTTACGCTATAATTTGTCTCGATGATTACCTCAATGAAAGACCGAGGAGGTTTCAATGAGCCTAGATAAACGAAAGGCTAGTGCTGAGAAGCGAGCCGTATGGCTACGCAACTATCAGCGAGCAAGGGGGCGAGCGCTTACGCGCCTAGCCCAGAAGTATCCCGACCAATTCAAGGAAATCTTGGAAGAAGAAAGGCTATCTGATGAGGCTAATGGTAAAGCGTGGAGTGATATTAGCGGTAGGACTATCAGCGTTGTGGGTAGTTCTCGCGCACCCCGCAGGAGACGTAAGGTTTCCTTCAGACATACCCACCGAAATCGTAAGGGCAAAAGCAAGTTGGGAAGAAAAAAATGAAAATAAAAGGATCGCAAAAGAATATGCGTGGGTTGCGTTTGGTTGGCGAGGAAGAGAATGGGAATGCCTTCTCGCTTTATGGACCAAAGAGAGCAGGTTTGACCACTACGCCCAGAACCCACGAAGTTCCGCTTTCGGAATTGCTCAACTGCTTGGAGAGAGAAGTAGAAAGCCTGAACTCCAAATACTGCGAGGCTTACGTTACGTTGATCAACGTTATGGAACACCTTGTAAGGCTTACAGGTTTGCTCTTACCCACAAACACTACTAAGATAAAGGACTGCTGACCCGTTCCTTATCCTTTCGAGTCAGTAGTATAGAAGCCTCCGCCCTTGAAAGAGATAGCGGGGGCTTCATACTTTCTACTCATAAGCGTATGACAACTAGAGCAGGTGGGAGAGGACGCTTCGGCGTGGATAGATCGTTCGACTACATACTCAATACCACAGGTAGGGCAGGAGTATTCGTATTTCATTGTAATCTCTGCTCAATTATTTCGCAGTAATCTTTACTAATTTCACTACCTATCCATTGTCTGTTCAAAGAACGAGCAACAAAGGCAGTCGTTCCCGAACCCATAAATGGGTCATAAACTAAGTCTCCTTCTTTAGACCACGAAACTATATGGTCGTGCGCTAGCGCTTCGGGGAAAGGGGCAGGGTGCTTCCACCCATTGAAGGACGTGGTGTATTTCCAGATGTTGTTGCGAGGAGAGAAATCGGGAACTGGGTTTTTCAACTTACCTGAAAAGTCTTTATACCCCGCCCACTTATTAGGCTTATCGCAGATAAGTTGGTTTGGAACTTTGCCTTTAGCAAAGACAAACATATACTCAAATATCTGTGTATATCTATTCCCGTTTGCTCGTGCTGGATAAGCAGGAGAGTTCTTCTCGTATATCATAGTGTCGTGTAACTTGAAACCTAACTCTTTGAAGTAAAGAGCCTGCCTAAAACTGGACCCAGACTCGGAGCCATCTATTACAGAGTCACCAACTACCCATACCAGAAGTCCGTTAGGTTTAGTAACTCGGTAAAGTTCTTTTGCTACGTTCTCAAAGTCAAAAGAATATCCATTGTATTCACGCAGGTTATCATAAGGAGGGGAGGTAAGGGTAAGGTCTATGTGATTATCTGGCATACGAGCCATAGTATCTAAACAATTTTCATTGTAAATCATACCTCTAGTAACTCCACAGGAACGCGCCAGCCTTCAATAGAAGGATCAGCAAACTCATCATTCATATAATCATCAGCCTGAAACTTGCCGTAGATTTCCACCAAAGAATAGTATTCGTCATCGAGGACCTTGGCCCCGACGATAGTGCGCCCCGCGTCTTTTTTCCAGAAGGGGATAGCGCTCTGCGTTCTGATAGTGCGAACCTCAAGGTCGCCCACGTCAGAGATATTCTTGCGTGCCTTGTGTAATTCGTTGGGATACCAAGGCATATTCCAGCCGAGGTTGTAGTGGCGAGCGACTGCCCACTCAGCAACGTTGGCTCTGATGTTTGCGTTGATCTCTGGTTCTAACTTACCGAACTTTTTACCAGCAGCG